TATGGCGTTCAACCGATGGATCCAGGACAAGGCGTCCAACGATCCGGAAATAACACCAGCGCTGATCAAGGCGATCAACAAGTACCAGAATGAGTTCCTCATGGAGAAGATGTCTCCCAATTCTGAGCTCTAATCATGCCTGCATTACCATCTAAATATCGGGAACTGTGGGAGGCGCACTGCCGCGAGATCCAGAGCATGACCGACACGGCAACCCTGGTGCGAGAGAACGCGACACAGCGGGACCAGCGCATCAAGAAGCTGCAGCGGGACTATGCCGCGTTCTGTGAATACTACTTCCCCCATTTCCTTAACCTGCGTGACAAGGCCACCGGCAAGGTGATACGCACAGTACACAATGCGCCGTTCCACAATGCCGCAGCTAGGAAGGTGAAGAGCACGCCCAACCTTAAGGCGGTCTTCATGTGGCCACGTGGTCATGCCAAATCCACCCACTTCGACATCTTCATGCCGCTATGGCTCATGTTCCAGCCGGATAGACTCATCAACTTCATGGTGGTGGTCGGCAAGTCAGAGGACAGTGCCGACCGGCTTCTGGGGGACATCCAGGCAGAGCTCCAGTACAACAAGCGCATCGTCGCCGATTTCGGCGAACAGATGTCGCTCGGCAACTGGATGGAAGGTGAGTTCACCACAAGAAACGGCGTGAAGTTCCTGGCTGTGGGCAGGGGGCAGTCGCCGCGTGGTCTGCGTGAACGTGAAGCACGACCCGACTACATCGTTATCGATGACCTCGATGACGATGAACTCTGCCGTAATGAGCGGCGTGTCCGGGAACTCACCGATTGGGTCAAGGAGGCACTGTTCGGTGCCCTGGATGTGGGACGTGGCCGCTTCATCATGGTGGGCAACCTCATCAGCAAGAACTCGGTACTGGCCAACATAGCTGCCACCCGTGGGGTCCATGTCTCTAAGATCTGCGCGGTGGATGATAAGGGCAATCCGGTATGGAAAGAGAAATGGACCAAACAGGAGGCTCAGGAGTATGCCGACTTCGTGGGCTACCGGGCCTGGCAAAAGGAGATGATGCACAACCCCATCAACGAGGGAGCCATCTTCAAGCATGAGTGGATAAGATATAAAAAGGTGCTGCCGCTGCGCAAGTATGAGCAGCTCATCTGCTACACCGACCCGTCTTTCAAATCGACTACGGCCAACGACTACAAGGCCTGCAGACTCTGGGGCAAGCACGGCAATGAGCTGCACTTGATAGACTGCTATGTCCGCCAGGACACAGTGTCGGGTATGGTGCGATGGCTCTACAACCTCTATGAGCGCCTCAGCGAGGCAGGCGTGGCAGCATCATTCTACATGGAGGCGAACTTCATGCAGGACATCATCCTCGACGAGTTCACCACCGAGGGAGAACTGAGAGGATACCAACTGCCCATTATGCCGGACACACGCAAGAAGCCGGAAAAGATCCAGCGCATCGAAGCGGTCAGCCCGTTGTGGGAACGCGGCTTCGTGTTCTATAACGAGGCGCTCAAGGATAGCCCGGACATGCAGGTTGGCATTGAACAGACACTGGCGCTGGAACGGGGCAGCCATGTCCATGACGATGCGCCTGACGCTGACGAGGGCGCCATCTGGTTCCTCCAGCGCAATACGAGACAAGCAAATTATATACCCAGGTTCGGCAGACGACCGACCTCTAAAAACCAATGGTGACAAAATGAAAACAATCAAGCAACTCATCTTCGCTTTTCGCTACAAGAGGGCTGTCAAGCAGGCCAATAGGTTAGCCCAAGAGACTGGGCTGCGATACTATGTCTTATCGATGGGGGGCACTCTCAAGGTCGTTCCCAAGCAGACAATCAAGCAGCTCGTCCAGCAACACCGATTCCGCAAGGGGACAAAGGTCAAGGACATCGAGAAAATCGCTTTACACATCACCAAATAACGATACGCTATGTTTATCAACGACGAGGATTACAGGGTTGTCATTGGTGAGCAGGCCTTGAAGGTCATTTCACAGATCAGCGACGACAACCGGGCGAATGCCGAGGAAGAGGCCATCGAGGAAATATCCTCTTACCTCCGTCCAAAATACGACACCGAGGCGCTGTTCAGTGCCGAGGGCAATGAGCGCAACAAACTCATTGTCATGTACACCTGTGACATCGCACTTTACCACATGGCGGCCTCATTGCCCCAAAAGATGGGTACCGAGATCCGCAAGGAACGATACGACCGCGCCATCAAATGGCTAGAAGGGGTGCAGGCCGGCAAGAACGTGCCTGACCTTCCTGTCTCTACCGACGAGGAAGGCAACCCGGTCGGCTTCCCCATGGTTTACGGCTGCCAAAAGAAATTGAGACACAACTGGTAATTGACACATCATGAGCAAGAAAAAGAATACCGATAAACAGGTGCTCGAGACGCCTTTCGGCACCTTCCGTCTCGCCAAGAAAGACGTGGCCAGGTTCAAGAAAACGGTCATGCAGCTGCAGCGCACCACCGACTCGCTCACCAGACGCGACATCGGCGACTGGCGCACCGCTTGGCAGATGGCCATCAACGTGGACTACCCCAACCGACAACCCCTCTATGACATCTACCGCGATGTCGCTGTTGATCTACACCTCTCCGGATGTATCCAGCAGCGCGAGGGCTTTGTCATGGCGCGATCGTTTAAGCTGGTCAACGAGAGCGGCGACGAGGATGAAGGTGCTTTGGGCTTCTTTGACGCTGCCTGGTTCAAAGATCTGATCAAGCTCGCACTCGATGCGAACTATTGGGGACACTCGCTCATCGAGCTGGGGGATGTCATCACTGCCGGCGACGGCAAACTCGCATATAATGGGGTCAAACTGATTCCACGCAAACACGTCATACCGGAATACGGGCGCGTCATCACCGACCTGGGGCAGGACTGGAGCACCGGTATCGACTATCGGCAACCGCCGTTCAGTGACTGGCTCATCGAGGTAGGACGGCCCGATAACCTGGGACTGTTCCTCAAGGCGGCCACACAGACCATCCCCAAGAAAAATGCGCTGGCCTTTTGGGACACTTTTGCCGAGATCTTCGGGATGCCAATGCGCATCGCCAGGACTACGACTCGAGACGATAAAGAAATGAAGCGCATGGAGAAGATGATGGCCGACATGGGCACCGAGGGCTGGGGCATTTTCCAGCAGGGTACCGAGATTGAGGTGGTCGAGTCTTCACGCGGCGATGCCTTCAACGTCTATGACCGGCGCATTGAGAGGGCCAACAGTGAACTCTCAAAGCTTATCATTGGACAGACCATGACCATCGAGGACGGTAGCTCGCTCAGCCAGTCCGAAACTCACCTGGAGGTCTTCGAGAACATCATCGAGGCTGACTGCGACAGCATCCGCGACATCGTTAACGACCAACTCATCCCGCGCATGATCCGTCATGGTTTCCCGCTCAATGGGTTGCGCTTCGACTGGGACTATTCGGTGGACTATTCACCCGAGCAGCAGGTGGACTATGAGACCATGGTGCTCAATAACTATGAGGTGGACCCGTCCTATTTCGAGGATAAATACGGTATGCCGATAGGTGAGCGCCGCAACAATGCCAATAATCCGCCCACAGAACCGCCCCAGGATGATGAAGAGGGCAAAGGTAAGGAAACACCCACTGGAGAGCAAAACGGCCAGCAGGAGGCGACTGTGCGCCCTTTTTTCGACTGAGCCCCGCCGACTATGCGGGGCTGCACCAGCGTTATGCCGAAATACTGGGCCGTGAGGGCTTCATTACCGCCGTCACTCTCGCTCGAGAAGATATCGAGCAGCAGATCCGTGACCGGGTGGGCAAGGCGTTCGAGGGAATGATGCACGCGCTCTACCGCCAGGAGGGCGCTATGCTCGACATCCAGGTCATCCAGGAACCCGAGGTCACTGACTTCATCGGCACACATGCCGACGCGCTGAACCACTCTATGCAGCAGGTATCGATGTCTGATGCTATGCGACACCGGCTGGAGCGTTCCAACTTCATATTCTCGGGCTTTAAGGCCTTCCATGAGTTGAACGAGGCCTTCCCCTCACTCATCGACGAGAATGGCGAGAGAAAGCCCTTTGAACGCTTTTTGAATGACGTTCAAGCCATCGATAGCTCCTACAATAAAAACTACCTGCGGGCCGAGTACAACTTCTGCCAGGCTTCGGCAGACATGGCGGCCAAGTGGGAGCAGATCGAGGCCGATGGTGACCGCTACAACCTGCAGTACCGCACTCAGCATGATGAAAAGGTAAGGCCTGAGCACGCCGCCCTCGATGGGGTGACGCTGCCACCCTCTGACCCGTTCTGGGAGACTTACTACCCGCCCAATGGCTGGAACTGCCGTTGCACTGTTGCACAAGTGCGCAAATCAAAGTATCCGACAACGGATCCTGAAGAAGCACGTGCCAGGGGAGAGGAAGCCCTGCAGAAGGACACGCGCGGCATCTTCCGCTTCAACTCGGGCAAGGAGGGTAAGACGTTCCCGGACTACAATCCCTACACCATCAGCCGCTGCCGGGACTGCGACATCGCCCAGGGTAAGGTCAACCTGGCATTCGTTCCTGAGAATGACCTTTGCGCTGCATGTGAGTTCATTCGCTCACTGCGTGAAGATGGGCATGAGTATGACATGAATGTTTGGGTTCATAATTACAGCGGTAAAAACAGCGATGGTTATGTAATGACAGAACGTGATAGAATACCAGAGCCTTCAGCAGACAACAATGATATTGCCAAATACAATAAAGAATTTGGCATGTGTAAAGTGGCAGCTGACAATGGTCACAAAATTGAGTTCCTGAGAGAAAACGACCGCCCCGCAGGGCAGACTTATGACATTAGGTTTGACGGTATACCCACAGAATTAAAGTCAACAACCAGTACTGGAAACATTGTCAAATATGCAAGGTATGCGCAAAAGAAACAGGGAGCTCAAGCTGTGCTATTTGAATTCCCTTCTCCATCGAAAGAAATCAGCGAAAAATTAGCTGAAATTAAGCGCAAATATCAAGTGCGAATTTTCTTCTATTTCAGCAATGAAAACGTAATAAGAGAATTCCACTAAAAAATAGGACCGCAAGCGGTCCCTCAGGCGGTACAACAGCCTTGCGGCCTTGTCCCTATCTTCATTGCTGAAGACACTGCAAAGATAACACCAATTTTTGAATTAGCAACTATCATGGACAAAAAAATAGCAAAAAAACGCAACCGGTACTGCATCGACGAGAAGATCAACAGGCAGATCCACCGGGACAGAATGAGGACAAAAACCGGCATTCTGATATTCCTGTCAGTCGTAATGACCGGCGTGGTCTTACTCCTCACCCTCGTTATCGGGTCCATATTCGGCATCTATAAACCATAATATACAACTATCATCATGGACAAGAAATTAACCGTCAACATCGAATTTAGCCGCGACCAGGTGGCAACAGTAGCAACTCTCGCTGGCGTTGAATTAAACCAGGAAATATGGGACAAAGCCACCGAGAAGCCGGTCAACATCAGCATGAGCGACATTGATGACAAGGAAGCCCAACTTGGTCTATTGATAGCGATTGTGGGCATAGCCATGGGCAAAGCCCTCTGACAATACTCGCATAGTACAAAGAATCGGCACAGCCTCAGCACTGTGTCGATTCTTGTCTTGTATTGCGAGCCACTGGCTCGTACTTACACGTTTAAGCGGCGTTATAAATCATCATGTCGGTATAGGATGCGCTGTAGTTCATCTGGGCGCGGAACTCTACCATCTGGCAGCCGGCAAAGGGATTGCCCAGGTCTCGGTTCTTACCCAGCCATTGGCACAGTTCCAGGATGCTCGACTTGTTGCTGGTGAAGTAGATGAAGCGGTGGGCCCTCAGCACGTTCAGCACATCAAGGTAGTCACTCAGCTTCCAATACATCCTGTATGTTCCCGCCTCGGTGCTCAGGTAGGGCGGGTCAACCAGGAACACCACATTCGGCTCGTCTTTGTACTGGGCAAACACCTCGCGGTAATCGGCACTGGTGACGGTCAAGCCTTCAAGGTAGTCACCTGCAGGGGCGAAGTCAGTGGTGCGGATCTTGTTATAAAGCCCCTCTTTCCGAATCGCATCAAGGCTCAACAGGTACTTCATAGAGAACAGGATCGATGGGGACAAGGTGATATAGTCCACCCAGCCATATCGCGCCTCATGGGCGGCGATGGTGGCAAGCACCCGCTCACGTGCCTCGCCCATGATGGGCGACTTCCTGGGGATGCCAGCAGTGATCTCGCGCAGCTTGGCAAGCAGCTCATTGGTCTCGGGAATGCGCACCAGGCGCTCGCGGTAGTTATCATAGTCGTTATAGACAACCTTGCTATGCGGTTTCTGGTGCTTGGCGATATGTGACAGCAAGCCGCTGCCACCGAACAGGTCAACAAAGGTGGTGCCGTCAGGATATTGCTCCAGCACCTTGATGAATGGTCTGGCAAAGTTCCGCTTCTGACCTACGAAAGGAAGCGGCGCCGACAGGTACAGTTTTTTCGTTTCCATACCGCAAAGGTCGGCAATCCAACCAACCCATGCGGCACAAGATCGAGCAATCACACTGCATCAACCGTGCAGTCGGTACCGAAGCGTTTGACCAGGCTGTAGATCTTGCGCTCGCTCACATGGTAACGCTCACTCAGGACAGAGACGATATAGGTCACCTTATCCCCCTCCTGGTGCATCCGCTGGTAGTCTCGATACAGGTCAAGATAGCGCCAGTCGTCAGCTTTGGCACCAAAAGCCTGCAAACGATTGATCATCTCTTTATTGATTGATAAGGCCTCAAATAGTGTCATGTCAAAAAAAATATGTACTTTTGTCGTGTCTCACCTACTTGTATAATACAATACCCACATGGGAAGGAAGAAGGCACAAGCCTCCAGCCTCTCCCCATGTGGGTAACTGTATAAAGTAGGTGAGATGACTTTTTGCAGGGCTGGGGGCTTTTCATTTGCCCCACAACCAACTACTCAACGATCTGGACATACAAGCCCACAAGGGCGCTCAAATCGTTATACACCGGATTGATGGTGTCACGGATGCACAGGTAAACGACGCCTCCCTGGGTGTAATACTTGCCCTCTTCAAGGGCCATATTACCGTTGTAGGGAATCGGGTTGTCGATGGTGCCTTGTTCCTGATCAGCGGCCACCTCAGCGAACAATGAGGGTGTCGTGTCCGGCATCCAGTCGGCTTGTGCCGTGTGATCCTGGAGCACTTTCCACAATCGGCCTACGAAGCTATAACGCTCACCGGCATGAAGCTGCTGCCCGAGCTGGTTAATCCACAGCGGGAACAATTCGGGTAACTTGGCAGCCGTCTCATCCTCCAGATCTGTTGCCTGGCCCTTGGCCAGTTCAACAGCGGCCGAAAGGGTGGCCACCCCGTCATAACCCTCAACAGTGTCATCCGGGGCGTGAGGTTCTGGGTCAGGCATCAGCTCAGCCTGTGCCAGGCCATTCTCCTCTGCCCATGTCATCAGTTCACGTGACCACTGCTTAGCTTTAGTGCGCCACTGCTGCATAGCTGTATGCGCGGCCTTGGCCTCCTTATCTGTCAGGTCGGCCAGCACGTTGTTATGGATAGCCTCCATGTCATCGGTGTTATAACGTGAGCGGATAATCGCCGAGATGATCAGGTCACGACGCCACACACCAGGCGGCAGCTCTGCCGTCTCAAATTCATAACCGTTCTCAACCTCAGTGACGTTGAACGCCACGGTGAAGATGTTTTGCCCCAGTTCGCGCCTTACGCTTACCAAGGGGGGCAAGGTTTCTGATTGCTGTCTCATGTTGTAATTGGTCTGTTTTAACAAGGAACAAAAAATAATTGTACTTCTTCTTGACCTTCACCACCGAGAACCGATGCTGTATGTTGCAACACTTCCAGAAATATGTGGCGTTGCTGAACATCTTCCGTCGCTGGTTGAAGGTGTAGTTATGGACACAAAAGCCCATGTAGGAATTGAGGCTGCAGACGTGGCGTTTCAGCAGTTTCAGGTTCTCAAGTGTCGGGCCGTTCTCGATGATGTCCCGGCACAGGCTGTTGGTCTGCATGACACGCCTGGTCATGTTGCCCAGGGTTCGGTTCGCCGTGTACGTTCGGCCTGGCTTGAGGACACAGCCGACGAATTTCACGCCGTGCGTGGCGGGCTGCAGGTAGAACTTGTCCTTGTGCAATTGCAGTTTGAGATTCTTCTTCAGCCACTGCGCCGCCTTCTTGCGCAGGTCGATGATGAAGCGTTTGTCGTTGGCGATGATAAGTGCGTCATCGACGAAACGAACATAACCTGCGCCAGTGTAGGAACACTCCTCGATCATGAACTCATCAAAGTATGACAGGTAGAAGTTCGCCAGCAGCTGGGAAGTGATATTACCGATGGCCATGCCTTTGCCACTTGGCATCGTGAATAGCGACTTGTTATCTGGGAGATCGTTCCACATCCATTCAGGTGAACGACGCTCACAGTATAGTTGGGGTTCATGTCTTACCGTTATTTCAGTCAGCCATAACAACGTATCAAGATCATTGCCCTGATAGTTCTCACGGATGAACGGCAGCAGCTTATCAAGCAGGATACCCTTGTCAATGCTCATAAAGAAACCGGAGATATCTATCTTCCCAATCCATGCTTCCCGGGTGTAGCGTTCACTGACACGCTCAATGTGGCCTTTAGCAGTCTGCACAGCTCTCATGGAGCCATAGCCTTTGCGGCAATTAAACGATATATCACCTTGGGAGCGGAAGCGGCGCTCAAGCAGCGGTTCCAGCCTGATGGTTATCCAATGCTGGGCGATACGGTCTCGGAAGGCAGCGGCGAATATTTCACGGGTTCTTGGTCTGGTGACGATGAAGCAAAATGCTTCGCTGGGTTGATAGGTGCGGTCATGGACTTCACCTACAAGCCGCCACAGGTCAGCCTCGAAGTCAGTTCTATATTCACCACACTGTTTAGCCCTGAGTTTGTGCCTCAGGCAATCAAAATAGGCATCAACCCACCCTTCTTTCTCCTCATCACCAAGCGCGACCACCGCCCTCACGGCCCTGGAATTGTTCTTATTGTTGTTGTTGTTGACCTGGCCATTCCCGCCATGGAGATTCCACGCGTTAGAAGCGTCAAGCGATGATGCGTGGGCTGCCCGTTTCCTAACTACGTCTTGCGCAGTGCCACGCCCGTTTAATGATAGGGGATGATTCATAGTAACCGTAATCGCCATGAATGTCTTACCGCCCCAGTTCTTCGTCTGAGAACAGCGTTGGCTGAACAGGATTCACGTTGTGTGTTGACACAGTGGGTTTCTCCTTGTTCTGCTGCTCAGCAAGCAAAGCCCTGTTCTTTTTGAGCCACTTTCCAGCCTGATCAGCGATGACGTTCAACATGTCAAGCGCTTGGGCATACTGACCGTGTGATATGGCATCAGTACGGACACGGTTCAACAGCCGGTAGGTTGTTTTGACCGATGTCATGCGCATGATCACGCCATTGATACACTCCACACGCTCCAGAGTTCCATTAGCCTGGAAGGCGAGCACTACAAAGTCCAACGCCTCCGCGAGGTCAAGGACGAGTTTGCCGCCGAGCTCTTTATAAGGCAGGGAACGAGGTAATCGTTCGACCACTGGAATAGACCACTCCAGCAGCCGTTCGATGTCCCGGTAGATTGATGCCTGATTTGGTTTCATCGTTTTTGTCCCTTGAAGGGCACAAATATACAACAAATTCACCAATAGGCAATATTCTACAACTCTATGGCACCCATTCGCCTCCATACTCGAACACCTCGATGCTCTCCACAAGATCCTCGTGATTGTGGTTGGTGTAGCTTCGCGCAAGCTTCAAACCGATGAAGCTGTCACCGCTCAAATCAATCAGCGCATTCCGGACATCCTCACACAGGTCAAAGACCGCCAGCGATGACACCTGGCCATCCCAGTCGGTGACGATGTGCAGACGCAGCAACCCGTTCGTGCGGTAACCGTCTGACTTCTGACCGCGCCATTCTATAGGCTCGAACTCAATGAAGACTGCAGGGCGTGGCCAGGCCTCCTCCTGCTCAATAAAAGCCACATTCTGGTTCCACAGGTCAACATGCTTCACTGGTGATCCTGGCATCTCCAGCAGTGCGGCTTTCACTTTGATGTAAATCTCCTTTCTCATTTCATCTCAAACTTTAAGTCATGTTCAAAGTAATCGGCTAGGTTCTCCTCGATGATCTCGCGCACGGCCTTCTCAACTTCGGGGCTGGCACCCAGGAACTGACGCCTCGGAATCTTGATGGTACTGCCCTCCTTCTTCAGGGCCATCCACTTCCAGAACTCGGCCTCGGTGCTCAGTTGCACGGTGCGCTTGTCATTCCGGCGCTCGCCGTTCTTTTTGCGACCGAAGGAGCCGGTAGCCTCGTAGTATTTGTGCCAGAAGAAGGCCTTCATGCGGTTTGTCACCTTGATCTCGCCACCCTCGTTGTGGATGGCAGCGTATGGTAGCGTCGTGTAGAAGCTGATACTGTTGTCTGTCGTGCGGCTCTGGATGCTGCGACGCAACGCCCCGCTGTCAACCAGGATGTGACCGCCCGGGCGCGTAGGAGTGCGGCGACGTTGCCATGCCTCGGAAAAGAATGCCTGGCGCTCGAAGTTCTTGTCAAACTCGTCGCTCAGCTCTACGGCGATGTCGCGCAGGATCCGTTTGATGACGATATTTACATCAGGATTGCTCATGGCCATTCCCATTGAATCTGTAATTGGACAGGCTCCGGCAGTTCGTTCTTAGGATCGCTCACCGCCTTTAGCAGGTTATAGAATGTTCGCTCGCTGATGCCCCATATCGGGTACACATAACGCCGCCAGATCTCCCTGTTCGATAGACCTTCCTTGACATGCGTGTCATAGATTCTGTTCACGTCTGCCACTCGCTTCTGATAACTCACTCCCCTGCGCTTCATTTCTATCTGCAAAGATAACACTTTCAACAATAAAAAATTGCGCCAAGCAGAGCCTGACGCAATTTTCAGTTTACACGGTAAACATCACAATGTTTCGCCTTCTTTATAGGGTCTGATGTCAACCGTCATTTGGCATGACACAACCAACCGTCCGCTTCCCTCACACTGGGGGCAAGTCATCCGGCCATCGGGATGATTGAAGCTCTCAATCATGCCCGTCCCGCTGCATGTGCGGCATATCGACACATGGGGCGGTTTGGTAACCTGCTTGGTCATGACACGTCCTCCTTCTTCGGCTCGACATAGAAGGTCTCGTCCTGAACGACCTGGATGCCGCACTTAGCCATATTCTCAGCCATTCCCTCTGCTTCGCGGTCCGCAAGCAGCTTGTCTTTCGCAACTTCCTCACTCGTGCGGATGAAATCGGGCAAGAACTCCTTGACAAGGTTCTTCGCGGCTTCCCAGGTAAAACCCTTCAACGTCTTCAACTTCGGGGTACCGGTGCGGAAGCCGATGGTACCGTGAGCCATCTCCAGGCTCTTCTTCTTGGTGAACAACTCTGCCTGGTTCTCGGTGGCGAAGCTCTGCAAGGTGTCAAACGCCTGCTCTCGCTCATCAGTGAGGGTGGCGAGCTTCTCAGCATACTTCTCGCGGATCTTGGCACAAGCCAGTTCAATCTCTGCGTTGATCTTGTTGATATTGGCATCTGCCTTGGCATAGGTGGCAAACGCTTCATCGGCAGCCTCACGGGTCACGCCGGTAATAATGGTTTTCTTCTTTCTTGTTGCCATTGTAATTTCTGTGTTTAATAGTTAATCTTGCATCGGGTTTTCGCCATGGCCTTGCATCCACTCAGTAGCGGCTTTTACGCCTTGCTCATAGGTCATGCCGGGCCATCGGCTCGCTCCCTCTTCTTCACTCTCTGTGCACTTGTTCAGCACGTCATTGATTTCTTCTTCACTTGGTTTCATTTTGTTCGTTTTTGAATTGTTATTAAAGCGAATAAATCTGTTAGTTCTCGTTCTTGTGGTTGATGGCACGCATCTTGCGCGTCAAGGCTGCCAACTCTTCAAAGTCCAGGTCGCGGAATGCCTTGCCGGCTATCCTCGGATCCTGGCAGAAGGCATTGACCCGGTCCCAGTCGGTGGTGTCAACACCATACTTCTGCAACTGGTGCAGAGCACTCGACCGCAAGCGCTTCTGCTCCGCAAGCCAGCGCTCTTTGCCTCGCGGGTCAACGATACGCTCCAGGGCCTCGCACATCTCCACATATTCGCGCTCGGTCATCTCATGCAGATGCTCGGTACGGCCCCACGTCCACTGGCTCACCAGTTGGCGCTTGTGGCTGTCTGCATCACCTCCATGATGCATCTTGTTAAACACGGCATAAAACCGTCTGTAGTTAGTCACCTCTCCCATTTTCTGACTGTTCTTTCGTTAAACAAATAGAGGGCGGCGCCACTTGTTTTGGCTGCTTTCGCCGCCCCCTCCACATGTAACTGCCAGGACACGTCCTGGCGGGATCTTACGCAGCTCGCCGCTGCTCCCATTTCTCAATCTGCGCTGCGTTTAACACCCGCAACTCGGTGTGATGGATCTTGTGGATGCCGAGGCTTTTAATTCCAATGCCAGGCGTTGCCGCTCTGGCCATCCACAAGATGGTTTCCTGCAAATACCTCACGGGGCAGGTCCCGT